GGCTTCGGTAGCCGTGTCGTGCAGCAGCATGATGACCGTGACGGGCGTCTGCATCAGAAACACCCCCGATACAGCAGGCCGTGCGGGTCACTGCCCAGTGTGTTGGCGAGGATGGCCTGCGCCTCTGCCGCCAGCCGTTCGGCCAGTGCGCCGGAGGTGAAGGTCATGGACACGCCATCGTTGGAGACGCTGGACACGCCGGGCGGCGTGCAGGCGCTCTGCACGGCGTTCGCTGCGTCGATGATCTGGATGCAGGCGTCCGCCAGTGCCTCTGCACAGCCTTCGCACGCTGCGGCATGGCCCTCGGCTCGGCCAAAGGTCATCCGGTCGATGAGCCGGGACGCCCGTGCGGCCAAGGGGGCAAAGGCAGCTTCGTCCAGCGTGCCGCCGGCGGTTGCATACTGGTCATAGGTGCAGTAGAGCATGGAGCCTCCTTATGCCGCAACAGCCGAACCGGCGGTCAGGAAGGCGAACGGGACTTTGGAGCGGTCGGCGTTCATGCGGGTCGCAGGATTGGGCAGCGCCCAGCCCATGCGCATCACAACGCGCAGGGCCACCATATCCTGCTGGGCCAGATTGTAGACGATCTCCTTGGTGGAAGGATCCTGAATCACGCCCTGATCCAGCAGCTTCACAGTGACATCCTGACGGATGGAGTACACCAGCTTCTTGAAGTTGCCCGCGATCAGCTGCGCCTTGGAGGCATCAAAGCCGCCGTTCTCGGGGAAGTACAGGGGCGCACCGTCCAGTGCGTAGGTGGTCGCGCCCTGCATATCCGAACGGAACAGCGGACGGCCGTTGGTATCCAGCAGACCGCGCAGCTCCGCCTTGGCGGTCAGGTCGCCCACCACAGCATCCACGCCGAAGCCGCCAGCCTCGACCTTGGAGAACAGGCCGTCCTTGCCCAGCAGCTTAGTGTAGTCGATGGGGCCGGTGACTTTGTTCTTAGCGGCCAGAGTCAGCACGTCAGTCGTCCACTCAGTGGGGCGGTCGCCGCCAAACAGGACGGCGTTGTCGATCTTTGCACCCATGGCCTCACGGACACGGGGCTGGACTTCGCCCATGATGTCAAAGGTGGAATCTGCCAGAACGGCCTCGGGCACAGGCACGATAACGGCCAGCTCGGCAGCGGTCATGTAGACGCTGTCCCATTCCTGCTTGCTGGTCTTCTTCATGCCGGTGTCGCCGTTGACCCAGTAGGCCAGCGGCAGCATGGACAGCACCGGGATCTTGGTCTGGTTGGAGGTCATGTTGGCCAGACGGGTGCCCAGCTGCATCACAATGGAGCTTTTGGGCACGTCCTGCTGGATGGTGTTCACCAGCTGCTCCCGGATCAGGGCCTCGGCCTTATTGCGGGCGATTGCATCAATAGCCATAATAATCAACCTTTCTGGCCGAACGCTGCGCGGAATGCAGCATTTGCGGCCTCATGTGCGTTTGCGGGCTGGCGGCTGCCGCCCGGTGCGGATGCGGAAAACTGCACCATGCTGCCGTCCGGCAGGATGGCGCTGGGGTCTGCGGCCTTGAAGGTCTTGACATAGTCATCAAAGCCAAGGATCTCGCCGTCCTTCATGGCGAAATTCTGGGCCTTGGCGTCGGTCAGGAATGCCTTGCGGGCGCTCTCGCCGGCAAACCTCAGCCCGGCAGCGTCAGCCTTGGCCTGTTCTGCCTTGGCCTTCCACTCGGGGTCGTAACCTTCCAGTTTACCATTTGCAGTGTTCAGCTGCTCGGTCAGGGTGGCCTTTTCGGCCTCAAGGGTCGTGATCTCGTTGGCCTTTGCCGTGATGTCCACGCCGTGCAGGTTCATAATGCCGTCCAGCTGTTCCGGCGTGATGCCGGGGATGATCTTGCTCACATCTTCACGTTTCAATGTTGAATGCTCCTTTCCGGTCAATATAGGCAAATGGATCCGTTCGGTTTTGTAACGCGGTTCGCCTTCCGCATGGATCCCGGGCAGGGTACGCGCTGCCCGCCGCGATGGTGCCGTCTGCCGGAATCGAACCGGTGGCCCGCTGCTTACGAGGCAGCTGCTCTGACCAATATGAGCTAAAACGGCATGAAAAAACCACTATGGAGCCTTTTCGGGACGCATAGTGGCTAAAATAGGGCATTTCTGTGAATGCCTTTTACGGTTTGACCTCCACACTGGGCAGGATGTCGGTGTGGAAATAGAGCTTGTAGTGGTACGGGTCGGTATGGGTGCCGGTGATGTCCTCTACCACATACATGGTGTAGTCGTTCAGGTAGATGTAGTTCTTGCGGTAGGTATCGGGGCCGACTTTTACTGTGCAGACAAGCTCGTTGTTCGAGTTGTTGGAGATGGACATGTAGCCCTCGGCTTCCATGATGACCTTATCGGTGCGGGCGTTGTAGACGGTGATCTTGCGCTCGCTCTCGAAATAATCGGCCTGCTTGGAAATGTTATAGTTGGCCTTTTCGGCTTCACTGGAACAGCCACACAGCAGGATGGAAACGGCCAGCGCAAGGGAGAGAAAAATCTTTTTCATGGTTCGTTCCTTTCTGAAAAATGGGCAAACAAAAACCACGGTGCGGTATGCATCGTGGTCAGAATATAAAGGTCATTCAACCCCGGGAGGAAGTTTCCCGATTCCTTTCAACGCATTATATGCGGCGCGAGAGGCAAGCTGGGCAGGCGGTGCAGGACTGTCCAGCATATCGCACATCTCGTCGTATTTGTGGTCAATCGGATGTTCAAGAAGCCATTTCTGCATTTCGGCAATACGTTCCGGTGTAAGCCAACTACTCATAGAATTTCACTCCGTTCTTTTGAAGTTCTCCAATGGCTTGCCAGACAAGTTTTTCAGCCTGTTCAAGAAGCTGTTCGTCGGGCAGTTCTGCGCGAGGGATATTTTTCAGCTGGTCTATTTCGGCGTTCAGTTTCCAAATAATGCCTTTCGTTGCAATGGCATCGTAATCAGCGCCTTTCTCAACCGCATACACATGGCCATTGTGTCCAATAGCGGTCAACAATTTCAAATTAGACTTGTTTGCAAAATTGCTCAAATCGCCATTGGAGAAAATTCCACAGGCAGGATGAGTATGAATCGCAACATAAGGTTCACTCGGGTTTGGAAGCTTGACGGTATGCCCATCGGGATCCCCCATGACATCCTGCGTCAGCGGCTTCATGTGAAGGTCGAACAAACGACCCACCTCAACCCCGGAGGGTTGTTTGGATGCCGTCATCAACAGGCGCTTGTGGGCGTTCTGAAGCTGGCGCTGCCCGGAACTGTCCAATGTTTCGCAAACAAACGGCTTGACGCCGGCGATTGATTGCATTGTAACAGGTTGCGGCTCAATGCGCAAGACCTCGTTCAGCGCGGTGACTTTCTTTGCCGCCCACGCTGCCTTACTGCTGGCGCTCCGCCCAAACCCATGCACGCTTGTCCGGGCACTGTCCACTCTGCCACCCGTGGCCTGTGCAAACTCTGCAAGGCTCTGGCGGGCTGCTTTCAGGCGCACGGCGCTGTCGGTGGTGTCAGACCCGGCGGCACTCTCGGCCAGATACCGCTTCTTCCATTTGCGCACGTTCCGCTCCCGGGCACGCTGCATCTGGTTGACCTCGTACTGGGTGTACAGTTTGCCGTTGTACTCGATGTTCCGGGCGTTCAGCTCCTGCAGGCTCTCCTCCGTCCAGGTGGGCGGGTCGCCCAGCTCAGGGAATACGGCAAAAAAGGTGTGGCGGCAGTTCCAGCCGCAAAGCCCAGCGCCGGTTCCGTAGCCGGTGGCCTGCTCAAAGTCCGGGTAATGCTTGCCCAGGTAGTCCACAGCCCCGCCCCGATGGAAGCGCCGACCCTGCCACTCGGCGTGACTGGGGCGGGCACCACCGTGGGCGCTGGTCTCAACGAACTCCACGTTCATTTCGTCCATGCGGGCTTCCTGCAGCTTGCCTGCGGTCTGGTTGACACCGGTCAGCACCGCCCGGCGGGCCGCAACTTCCAGCGAATCTGTGTGGCCGCTGGGGTAAGTGATCTCCGGCATCTCGTCTGCAAGGCTGTCCACAGCCTGCTTGACGGCGGTTTTGTAGTCAAAGGCACCTGTGGCCACCTTGCCCCAGGCGACATCCAGCGTGCGCTCAAAGGCCCCGGAGACGGTGTTGGCCGTTGTGGCCGTGAGGTTCCGCCATGTGCCGCAGGTCTGCCGGGCACCGGCGTTGAGCAGGTTGTTCAGGGCCGCGCTCTCTTCAAAGGGTGTGGGCTCGAGGTTGTAGTGGTAATAGATGGCATCTTCCCGCTCCATGGCTTCGGTGGCAGCCTCTTTGAGCAGCCTGCGGATGGTGGCTTCGCTCTTGCCGCTGTACTTTGCCAGCAGCTTGACCACGTTCTCCCGCACCGCCTCGGTCTGCTGGTAGCGCCACAACTGCCAGTCGGCCGTTTCGGTGAGGGTACCCATTTTGCCGATGCGCCGGGCGACATCCTGTAAGATCTCATCCTCGACCTGCTGCGCCAGCTGCACAAAGGCATCCGGCATGGCATCGAGGTAGCTCGGCGGCAGCATCAGGCACCTCCGAAGGTGAGCTGCTCATCGGTCTGGCTGTCAGCCTTGGCCTCTGCCGCCCACCGGTGGGCCTCGTCCTCGCTCAGACCATACCGGGCGGACAGATACCGGCAGCGGGGCACAAGCCCTGCCAGAGCGTCCTCCCGCAGCTGTGCGGTGCGCTCCTGCTCGCTGACAATGTAGCTGTCGTCCCAGTTGACCGAGATGCTGGTGTCCGGGTCCACATCTGCACCCAGCAGGTTCTTTGCCGCCCACAGGATGGCCCGCAGAATGCCGATCAGTGCCGTCTCAATGGGGATCTGGTTTTTGTTGGCGTTCTGCACAAGGTCCTGTCGGCTGCCGGTGTACTCGGTGGCGGTGGCCACCTTGCCCAGCTCAAAACTGTAGCGGTGGCAGCCAAGCCCGCACTTGAAGCTCATCATGTCCAGAGCGTCCTGCACGGCCCGGTGGTTGTCCTCGGTGCGCAGGTCGGGGTTGTACTCCCGCCATGCGGCCGGCTGGTCGATGCTGCCTTCCGGTGCGGGCAGCTCGTAGAAGATCTGGCGGTGAACGGCATCCGGCGGCACAGCGTGCTCCACACCGTCCTTGTCCACCCACTTTTTGCACATGGAGCGGTCATAGAAAATTTTCTTGCCGCCCAGGCGGAGGTCCTGCCGGTAGTTGTCAAAGGCGTAATCCGCCATCTGGGCTGCGTCCAGCGCCTCGGAAAAGACGCTCATACCCAGCCCCATGCCGCCGTCGATGTTTTTGGCGACAGCCGGGCTGAACAGGCTGAACCATGCCGGCGCGCCGGTGACCGTGATGTGCTCCACCATGCCCGGCGGGGTCTTGGCCTTGGCAAATTTCGGCGTGCCGGAAACATCGTCCATCACCTCGAACCATTCATTCGTGATGGTCCGTTCGCCGCCCTTGCAGGTGTGGGTCTGCAGATAGACGGCGGGCTTACCGCCCATCACGCACTCGGACACAAAGGCGGCCTCGGTCACCACGCCCCGCTCCACGCTGATGGGCAGGATGCAGCAGGCGGGGTCATAGTCCAGCTGAATGCGCCCCTGCGGCGAGGGCAGGGCGTTCCCGGCGGCATCCACCGTCAGGCCTTCCACACTCAGCACAAAAGCACCGGTGCCGGACCAGTAGGCCTGCTCCACCAGCTTGTTGGCATTCTCCCAGAAATGCAGCTGCCGCAAAAGGCCGCCGGTCTGCTGCTCATCACTGCCCAGCAGGTAGGCGGCACTCTTTGCGTCGCCGATCTGGAAGGTGGTCTTGTCGTTGAGCAGCAGGTTTGCCCAGTCCTCGCAGACATGTTTCGGCATCCGCAGGGAAGCCAGACGCCGGGAAATGACGCTGCCGTCCGGGGCGTCCTCCTTCTGGTCGTGGATGTCGGGAACATCGCCCTTCCACCATTGCCGCCAGACTTCAATGTTGCCGTAATAATCCGCATCCAACTGCAGATGTTTGGTTTTGTTCAGATATTCGATAAAGGCCGAAACGTTCATCTTGCAGTCAGTCTCCTGTAATCACGCTCAATGGTGTACTCAAAGGCGTCGAGGGTGTCAATGTCGGTGGTGCCGTCGTCCAGACGCTCGTCCACGCCGGGGCGCTTCTGGCTCCACAGGGCGCTTGCAAGGGCGTCCCGCAGGGTGGCGGCCTCCGGCATATACCAAAAGCGCCCGCCGCCCATGAGAATGGACGTCAGGCGGATGCGGTCGATAATCTGAATTTTTGCGGAGTTATTCACCCGGTCGGCCAGCCAGTACAGTTTAGAGGCCCGCAGCCGGGTGCGGATGTGGTTGATCAGCGTCTGCTCGGCGCTGTCACAGAACATGTAATGGATCTCGCCGTACCGTGCGAACACGGCCAGGCAGAAGGTGAGCAATTGGTTGGCCAGGTAGTCGGCATCCTGGTTGCGGGGGTCCACCCGCTGGGATGCCAGCCCCACGACGCCGGAATAGTACGGCAAAATGCCCGTTGCCACAAAGGCGTGCTGTGAACCGTTGCCGCCGAAGTCCACCCCGATGTGCACCCGCCACGGCTTGCAGGGCTTGTCTGCGGGCCAGAGGAAGCGCTTGTCGTCGGCGGCGATGCTGTCCGCAAACGGGCGGTAGATGATGCCGCCTGCCGCTGCCCACTGGCCGAGAATAAACCGGTTGTAGTACACCGTGCCGGCATATTCTTTTTTCAGCTGCGCCACGAACTCCGGCGGCAGGGTGGGGTTGTCGTCGATGGTGTAGGCCTGACAGTAAATGTCAGCATCACTGTCGAGGAACCGCTTGAACCAGTGCTGGGGGTTATCCGGGTTGCAGGTGCCGTCAAAATGGCTGTGCGGGCAGGACAGACGGCTTTTCAGCATCTGGAACACGCCCTCGTCCCAGGTGGTGATCTCGTCGCCGTAGGCGTACTCAAAGGCCGCGCCCTGGATGCGGGCAATGTGCTTTTTGTTGTCGGCACCGAGGACATACACCTTGTGGCCGAACAGCTGCACGATGTTGCCAGACGCCGAGGTGCGCACGACGCCCACCAGATCCGGCCCCCAGAGCGCCCGCATGGGTTCCAGCACGTTGCGTTCCAGTGTGCCGAGGGTGTTGCCCAGCATGACCAGCAGGCCCTCGTCCCGGGCCGCGCAGATGCGCTTGGGAATGGTAACAGCGCAGTCCAGATAGGTCTTGCCGGAGCGGGTGGCACCGGTCTTGATGTTCCAGCGGTGGCTGCAGTTGCGAAGGAACTCCTGCTGAAACTCAGTCAATGGCACTGTCGATTCCTCCCAGCAGCTTGCGGGCATTTTCCAGCGTGTCGGCACCGGGATCCTCCTGCGGTGCTTCCTCGCCCAGCATCTTCAACAGCACCCCGGCGGCGCGGGCATCGCCGCGCTTGGCGGCTTCGGCCATGCCCATGACCACGCTCATCTGGTTGTCCACGTCCTCAGGCTCCACCTCGTCCCGTAGCAGAGCGTTCACCCGGCGGCGGTCGGTCTCCGGCAGGCTGAGGTAATAGTCGGCGGCTTCCTTCATGCTGCGTTTGCGGCGGCGTGCCTTGCCGGACGCAATGCCGCCCTGCTGGGCGATCTCTCTCTGTTCGCTCTCCGTTCGCTTGTTGAACGGGATAAGATTCTTCTCGTTGGACACGTCACCACCTCTCATGGTTCAGGTAAAACAAAAGCCGCCCCGGAGGACGGCCAAAAAGCAAAATAAGCAGCTCCCTGCATTCAGTTGCGTTGGACAAGCGTCAAACGGTGGGTGCTGCTGCATCTGAAACTTACGCGGTCAGATGCCCCGCGTGCTGCGTGGCCCCCTCACAGGGCGCGCAGATGGAGCCGTTGGCCGGATTTGAACCGGCACCAAACCACACCAGCCATCTGCGGTGATTGGTCGCAGATACCTTCAGCGTGGATGTATCATCAGTGTTGACCCGCCTGCAAAAGCGGCGCTCTGCTTTGAGCTACAACGGCATATAAAAGCCCGCACGTTTCCATGCGGGGGGTGACGCACATCCTGCCGGGGCCTAGCAAACCCGGCTGCAGATTCCCGGCGTATCATGCGCAGCAGTTCTGCGCACAGGGTGGAGGTCGGCCCCTGTACTGCTGCACCCGCCGGGTGGGGGATTAGTCCATGCGTCATGTGGGGGAGGTCCTGGAATCAAACCGGGCAGCGCCGACCTACGGACAGCCAGCGCGGCAAATCTGCACCCCCATAGAAGCAGCCCGCGAGCCAGAAAGGAGAACGGGAAGCATGAGACCCGTAATGGAACTAACTCGGAGACTGCGTGCATCGGTTGGCCTTTGCGGCTTTGCCGATGGTACAATTCAACCACAGAGTTTGCTGCCCTGTAAATGCCGCTGGGCGTAAAAAACAGGGCGCTTCAGGTTGTGCGGATTGCACAAATCAACTAAGATTCAGCTCGGTTACGACCTCGGCAAGCTGATGCAGACCGGCAGAAATCGCGTGGGAGACTTTTTCAGGGCCGGAATAGCCGACCAGCGGCGCAATGTCCGCCTGCTTTTTGCCCTCAACGTAATACAGGATCAGGCAGCGGCTGCGCTTGATGGACGCCGGGTCTGCATGGAGCATGTAGGCCACTTCAATGGCTTCCTTCTGCATCTCGGCGTACTGGCATTTCAGCTCGGCAAGGTGCTGCTCGGCATCCATGGCAGCATCGCTGTTGCGGCCTACCTTGTCGCTGGTGCCGGAGCGGCCCGGTGCGCCGGATGTGCCGGATGTGGTCGTGGTGGCGGCATTCCGCAGGCTTGCAATGTGCTCTTGCTGCTGGCAGATCCGTGCCCGCATTTTCGGCAGGCGTTCAAACCACGCCCGCAGCTGCTGCACATTGCTGGCTTCGCCCGGCTTTGGTTCGTCGCTCTCAGGTGTCCATTTGCGGATCATGCGTTGTCCTCCATTTCTTCCAGCTTCCTCAGCAGCCCGTCCACGTCATACCGCCAGTGCACCCGCAGCTGGTGCTGCTCCACCTCGATGCCGTGCAGGGCGGCCCACTGCCACGGGATGCTCTTACGGGTCTGGGTGTTCAGGTAGTCCAGCACGGCGCTGGCGGGCACCGCAAAGGTGCGGTTCACCTTGCCCCGGTAGTTAATGACCACATGGGCTGTCTGGCCCCTGTAGGCCGCCGCAACGGCCATGTCGGTGATGTGCTTCAGCTTGTGGTATTTCTGTTTGTCTCGGTCGAACCGGCCCAAAATCTTTTCTAACGGGATGCTGGGCGTCTCGATGGTCTTTAACTCGAAATAGTGGTGCATGGGGTAGCGGTAGACGTCAAAGTCACAGATGTTGTCAATGGAAAAGCTCAGGCTCTCGTTGCCGCCGTAGTAGCTGGCGGCGCTGTCCTTCAGGCGGTAGCACCACGCATCCGGTGGCATGGACTTCTTCCAGGCCGCTTCAAACTGTTTTCCGGTGTTCAAATCCTTCTCCTTTCGGTACAGCTGCCGGAGGGCGGCCCCGGCGGTGGGGTCCGGGTAGTATTCAGAGTTCCGGTACATGGGGGTCGTCCTCCTTTGCTGTGCTCTTCTTCAGCCGCTTCAGGCTCTGTTCAATGGGCGTGGTCAGGAAGTCGTTCCTGCCGGGCTCCGGTCGGCTCACGGGCCGGTTTCGTCCGCTCCCGACGGGATGGGCTTTCCGGTAGTCCTCCACCGAGTGGTACTTGCCGGCCTCTGCCTCCTGCAGCGCTGTGCGCACATAGGCCCAGCTGCGGCCGCCCAGATCCGCGCACCTGCCGATCACGGCGGACACCAATTCATTGCCCAGCCGGTCGGCGTATTCCGCCAGCTCGGCCTTGCCTTTGCCGTTCAGCTTGCCGATGCTGCTCTCGAACTCCATCACAAGGGGCTGTGTCGTCGTCTTCGTCCGGGTCGGCTGCGCAGCAGACGAGGACTTGTTAGCTTGTTGGTTGGTTATAATGGTTAAGTTGTTGTCGGTCGCCTGTCGGTTGCCTGTCACCTGCCTGTCACTTTGCCTGTCACCAGCAACGATGGATGTATAATTATTGATTGATATGACGCTGTATTTTGACCCGGTTTTGACTGTCAGATACCCTGTCACCTGTAGGTGCTCCAGAGCCGTCCGGACATTCCGGACGCTCAAACCGAGCTGTTTTGCGAGCTGTGACTGGCTGGTGACCAGCTCACCGGGGTGGATCGTGATGCCCTGCCATTGCTTCTCCTGCCAGTTTGCGGTGAGCAGCAGGTGGAAGAACAGCCGGGCGGTGTTGGGCTCGGTGTACCATTCCCACTCGGTCAGGCCGCGGGGAAAGGCTACGAACCCGCGTGTCGGGTCAATGCCCACGGCCGGACCTCCTTTCTGTGAGACGGGTTAAAACGGCAGGTCATCGGTGTCTTCGATGAGGGCGTCGTCTGCGGGAAGGTCTGCGGCGGGTGCTGCTGCACTGCGGGTCGCATAGTCGGCAAGGTGCTCACCGGGGTACATCTGGCCGCCCTGCAAAGAGGTCTGCACAGGGGCCGGGGCCGGAGGCGGGTCAAAGGGCGTTGCCTCCTCGGTGGGGGACATCTCCGGCACGGCAGGGGCGGCCATCATGTCGGCCAGCGTCTGCATCCAACGGAAGGTCACCAGCCCGCCGGGCTGGATGTCATCAGCGTCCACGTTGTAATAGGTCTTGCCGTTGTATTCGCGGCTCTTCAGCTCCCGCGCATAGACCGTGACATAGTCGCCCTTCTGCAGCATCCCGTCCCACTGCTCCAGCCCGTGCCAGACGTTTACCTGCACATACAGGCCCTCCCAGTTCCCGGCGGCGTTCTTCACGCTGTGGGCCTTGATGTCAAACTTGAGCACCTGTTTCTGGCCGGCATTCCGGATCTCCGGATCCTTGGCGAGGGTGCCATGGAGCAGCACCCCGGTGCTCGTCTTGATGATCATGCGTCCTCACCTCCGGCAAAGGGGTCGTCAGCGGGTTCGTCGGAATCCTCCACGGCCAGGGCGTCCGCCTGGGCAGCGGTGTCCCGGATGCGGGTCCAGCGGGGAGAAGGGGCCGCGTCATCCAGCTCCCGTGCCGTGCCCTCGGCATCCACCCGGACGGGCACTTCACTCTCATCGTACAGGGTGCCGAAGGTGGACGGAAATGCCTCCCGCAGAGCATGCACCAGGGCCACCTTACGGATCATGGTGGCCTTCTTGCCCTTCCAGAGGGATTTGCCGGTGTCGTACTCGGCCAGCTTCACCTCCTCGTAGCTGGGGCGGGTGCGGTCTTTCCGGTAGACCTTGGCCCAGCCGCCCAGAAGCTCCTCGCCCTCATAGACGATGGAACCCTCCCGGTGGTCCAGCTGCCCGGCTTCCGTGTCCAGCACGATGATGCCGGCCTCAAAGCCGTCAAAGGCCGGGTGCCGTTCGGCCATCTGCATGTAACAGTTCTTGCCCAGGACGATGGTGCTGGGGGTGTCCTCGCTGTTGTTGTCGTAGTGGATCAGGTAAGCCTCTTTGGTAAAGGGGTTCAGCTTGTACTGCTTGCAGGTCTCCAGAAAGATCTTGCACTCGGCGTCGGTGGCCTTGGCGCAGATGAAGTTGCGCACGTCGGCAAAGCTGACCGTGAAATGCTGGCCATCTGCGGCGGTGATCTCCACCGGCACGGACGGGGAAGCGGCCTGCAGGGCCGTGCTCTGGGCGGCGCGCTGCTGCATAGCAACCATGCGGGCTGTGGTGCCCTGGACCGGGGCGGAAGCGGGTGCGGACGTGGTGGGCGCAGATGCGCCGTTGCGAGTGAATGCCATATAAATTACCTCCTGCGTTACTTAACAGAACCATACCGGAAGCCGCGCTCTGCGGCCCCCTGCTTGAACCATGCGATGTCCTCCGGGGTGAACTCCACCCAGAAGGAATAGCGTTTGCGGGCCGGTGCGGCGGGCTGTGCGAACTGCTGCAGAACCTCACAATCCAGCCGACCGGAAGCCGTGACAAAGGCATTGCTCTGTGCGGTCTGCCGGGCTTCCTCCCGCACCTGCCGTTCCTCTTCCGAAGGCGGGGCGGTGACCGGTGCGGCGGCTTTTGCCCGCTCTGCGGCCTGCCGCCGGGCTTCGGCCTCGGCCTGTGCGGCGCGGGCATCCTGCCGACGCTGGTGCTCGTGCAGGGCGTCGTTGACGCTGAACGCCCGCAGGTATTCGGTGGTGCAGGCTTCGGCGTCCTCGCCGCAGGTGTCCCGGATCAGGCGCAGTTCTTCCCGCCGGGTCTCCACGCTCTTGCGCAGCTCCCGGCTGGCCTTTGCCAGATCATAGGTCTTGTTGAGCCACTGGGGCACAAGCAGGCGGTCAAAAGAGATCAGCGGTTCCAGCTCCCCGATGCAGTCCCGGTAGACCAGCCGCAGGGAGGACGCTTTTTCCTCCCGCTCGGCCTGCTCCACGGCCTTGACCTGCTGGTCAATGGCCCCGGACACCTGCTTGCACTGGGCCTGCATGGCCTTGATGCGCTGGCCAAAGGCTTCCAGCGGGTCGGTATAGAGCTTCTTCGCGGCCCGCAGAGCGTCGCCCAGCTGCTTGTCCCACTTGTTGACGGCGGCCCGGTCGGCCTTTGCGTCCTTGATGGATTCCGGCGTGTACACCCGGCCGGTGTAGGCGGCCAGAAGCTCGTCCAAATTTTTCTGGACTTCTTCCTCATTCCAGCTCATGGCCGGAATGACCGGGCGTTCCACCCGGACAGTCAGTTCATTCGTCATCTTCGTCTTTCTCCTGTTCCGCCGCTTCCTGTGCGGCCTGCTGTTCGTTGGTCAGGAAATAATAACCATCCGGCGGCTCCAGCGGCGGGCCGTAGCCGTCCAGGGCAAGGTCATACATCGGGTTCATCAGGCGGCACCTCCGTCGTAGCCCTCCGGCTGGCGGCAGAGCAATGCGGCTTCCTGCCGGATGCTATTCAGCGTGTTGCAGATGTACTGGAAGGTGTTTTCCAAGTCCTCACCCGTCAGGCGGGAATAGCTGCCCTTGCAGCTGTTCCAGATGGCAAGCATTGCCTCCGGGCAGTGATTGGCGGTTTCAAAGTCGGTCTGTCCAAGGTCGTCCATCCGGCTGGTCATGGCCTTCATCCGGCGTTCCAGCTGGGCGCTGTTCTTTTTCAGGCGGTCGTTCTCTTCCTGCAGCTCCCGATTGCGGGCATCCGCAAGGCCCCACGCCTTTTCTGCGGCACGGCGGTCCACCTCTTCCTCGTCCACAACGCCTGCAATGGGCTGGTGCTTTAAGGCGTCCTCGGCTTTGTGGGCGCGGGCCTCGGCTTGCTCCTTCTCGGCATTCAGCCGGGCGTTCTGCTCGGTCAGGCCCTGCACGTCGGCCATGGCGGCGGTCAGACTGCCCTCAGCCGTGTCGGCACGGTTCTCGGCATCCATACGGGCTTTCTTGCTGGCTTCGCACTCCCGGAGCAGGCGGCCCTTCTCGTCCAGTAGGGCATCGTTCTGGCTGATCTCGTGGTCAAGGTCCGCCTGGGTCTTGGCGAGCTCGTCCTCTTTGGCTTTGAGCTGAGCCATGACCTCCTGGTACTCTTTGTAAGTAGTGATATCGCCGGTAAACACGGCCTGTTTGACCTCTTCCGGGGTGGACGGCTTGGCGGCTGCATACAGCAGCTTCATGGGCTGTACATCAAAAATCGACTTGCCCTCTAATTGGATGTTGCCGAACTGTTCGGCAACTCTCACCATGTTGTCGCCGGTGTCCCGGCTGATGCCGACGGCGGCGCACCACTTGCCCCAGCTGCCTTTGTAGTGATTGGCTGTCAGGTCGTGGGCGTGCTTGGCTGCCATGATGCGTGCCATGTTGCCGGTGATGAAGGTCTGTGCATCCTGCAACAGCAGGGCGTTGGTCTGGTCATCTGCACCAAAATCAAAGCTGGGTGCAGCGGGCTTGTCCTCGGCTGTGGCCGCTGGGGAAGCGGCCTGTGCGGGCACCACCGCCGTTTCCTCCACCGGGTCGATGGGGGCATTCTGGCAGGGCTGAGCATTCTGCAGAGCGTTCTTCAGGATGTAGCCCACCTCGTAGTCCTCCAGCGCCTGGAACTGCGACGGATCCGACAGGAAGTCCTCCGGGGTGAGCAGCTTATCATATTCGTGGTTCAGGTTGTACTTCTTGGCCAGCAGGTGGCTTTCCTTCCAGATGCTGCGTCCCTCGTCCCAGAACCAGAACCGGCCGCCGTGGTAGGCGTACAGCCGGTCGTTCGCCAGCTTCTTGCTGATCATATCCATTTGCATTTCCTCCGAAAATGTGTTATCCTTCGGGTTGATGTGATTGGCGAATCCATCATCCCTTGCAGCTCGTCGGCGTTCCAGCACCGGCGGGCTTTTTGTTTTTGGTCATCATGTACTTGCCATAGCTCAGACCGGCCTGTTCTGCGGCCCGGACATCTGCCAGCAACGCGTCATGGCGGCCTTCTGCATTTGCCTTCCACAGCGCCCGGTGCCTCTGCTCGGTCCTGGTGCCAGACGCCCGCCACTTGCGGTTGCTGGCGTTGTGGCGGTTCCGGCAGCACTCAGGGCAGTATTTGCGCCGGTTGCCAACGTTGTACATCATCTTGCCGCAGCTGGCACAAGGGCGAGTGTGCTGCATCCGGTTCATGCGCCCATCTCCTTGTCATGCGGGTAGTCATCATTGCGGGCGTGGTTGCGGGTGATCCGGCCATAGCGGCCGCCCTTGCCCTCCCGTTCTTCACGGTCCTGTGCCAGGAAGCCCAGCTTCATGCACAGCAGCCCCAGCAGGACCAGCACCACCGCTGTGGTGAAGGTGTTGCCATTGATCGCGCCGCCCGTCTGTGCGGCGCCCTCGGCACCCATGCCCAGCACCAGACCCACACTGCCGCAGGCCACGGCCAGCCAGTGCCATACTCTTGACTTAATCTTCATCGTCGTCCTCCTCTTTCAGCGCGCGGATCGTGTTGTAGAGCAGTCCAGACGCCCAGCACATCTGCCGCTCAAAATCGTCCGGGAAATAGCTCTTCAGAATCTGGGCGATTGCGCACACCAGAAGATGCAGCACGTCGCTGGGACCACCTTCGATCTTGATGGTCGAGTCCTCACTGTCGATGTAAAGTTTTGCCTTCATATTCATGCTCCTTTCTCAACCTTCGGGAAGAAATACTCCCCGATCTGCTCCTGCGGGATGTGAAGCGCGCGGCAGATGCCGTCGATCTCTTCCCAGTTCCATGTGCCGCAGCTCTCCGGCGCGGCAAAGCGCTTGCGCAGCGTGCGGGGCACGATGCCCGCCTTTGCGGCCAGCTCATCCGTGGTGATGTCCTGATCTTCGGCCAGCCGCCGGAGTTTCAGAAACTGTTTCTTTGCCATGGGTCAGTCCTCCTTTTCCTGACGGCCTTCAATGATGGCGGAGAGCGCAGCGTTGAACTCGCGCTCTGCCTTCTTGGGCTCGTAGTGGCCGTTCAGTACCTGGGAAATGTATTTCGGGTTCTTTCCCAGCTGTGCGGCCAGTTCTTTGCCGGTGACACCGGCATTGTGCATTTTTCCAACAAGCTCACCTGTCCATTGTGCAGGCATACAATTCTAACCTCCTTCAACTTAAAAACTTGACTTTGGTTAGAATTTGCGGTAAGATGATGGTGCTAACAATTATCCAGCGCAAATTCTAGCCTGAGCCATTCAGTTGATTCCGGGCTTTGTTTGCTAACCGGATTCAACTGTGACACTATGATATCTGAATTTGGTTAGAAAGTCAATGAAATTTTCTGAATTTGGTTAGATTTGGCGCTCTGCACAAAAAGGGGCGTTGAAAATTGTGTTTTATGACGTATACAGTGAACTGTGCCGGGAAAAGGGCGTGAGCTGCAGTCGTGCCGCAAAAGAAATTGGTCTGAGTAACTCGACCGTCACGAAATGGAAGAATACCGGGGCTGTTCCTTCTGGCGATACCCTCGCGAAGGTTGCGGCCTACTTCGGAGTGTCAGTGAATGACCTGATTGGCGAACAAAAAAGCCCCGCCGGGCGTACCGGTAGGGTTTCAGAGGATGATATTAAGTTTGCTCTTTTTGGGGGTGGCCCTGTGACAGACGCCCAGTATGAAGAGGTCAAGCAGTTCGTCCGGTTCATAAAGGAGCGGGATGCAAATGGGAACAAGGGCTGACTTTTATAAAGTTGCGGCCGAAAATCATGTGGAAGTCTTGCGCTATCCAATGCCGATCATTGGCAGTATGTCAACGGAGGTCAATGGGGCGTGTTATATTGGGCTGGACAACTCCAAGCCCTGCACTTATGCAGAAGAGCAGGCACGCATCGGGCATGAGCTCGGCCATTGCCTGTATGGCGGATTTTATTCCATGGCCACTCCGTTTGACATTGTGGAGCGGCATGAGGTGCGGGCGGATCACTGGTATATCCGGCACGCAATCCCAAAGCAGGTCTTGTTCGACCTGTTGAAGCAGGGGCGTGATGCCGATGAAATTGCGGAGATCCTGGACACGACGGAGGAATATGTCCGGCGTGCTTACTACTATTACAAGGAAAACCCCAATGTGGCGGATGAGGAATACCGCAGGGAAGAGGTGGATTATGAGCCTTTTTAATTGGATGAAAAAAGCAGTTAAAGTGGTGGACAAGATGGCAACGGAAGCGGCAGAGAAGCCGGACATAGAAAAGCCTCGCAAGACGATGTCAACCGTACCAAATCCAGACAATAACTCGTACCTCGAACGGTGGAACAATCGGAAACCTCCGGAATTCATAGAGCTGGAAATGCCAGAACTTGCGTTCCAAAGCCGTTTTGATTTTTCAAAAGTTCGTGGCTTTGATTTTGGCATGGAAAACAATCAGATTTCTATCTTCATTGATGGAAAAAATCAGATGATTGCGCGAGAAGATATCTCAAGCATGAACGTTTTCCTGAATCAAGGACACATGGATGATTCAGATGTTCCGTTGTTCAAAATCCTTGAAGAAAGCATCCGGTTTGAACCCTCCTTGTCAGGGATGGATGATTACACCAGATTGATTATTTTGCCACTTACACCAACCGGAAAGAAACCGAAATATCCGTTGGAGATGAAAGTTTGTCTGCTCTCACAAGACGAGCATTGGAAGATATTGCAGAATACTGGCAAGGAAATATTTGGAGATATTTGGTATTTAAACGATGGAAAAATCGGAAAAGCAAGGATAATTTGCTGGAACTATGCCGGAAGAAACAGCCGGTGCTATATTTTTCAAATCCGCCGAGGTGAGAACGGACTTTTCCTGCAAAAGGTAGATAAGCCTGTTCAACCTCTTTAAAGCAAAAACCTCCCCCGGTGTTGGCGCACCGAAGGAGGTTTCCGAACCGCTTGCCTGAATGTGTCACGGCTCTGTACAGTAGAATTGCCACTCTCTGCATAGACTATGATACCACCTCCGGGCAGGCTTGTCAAAGTGTACCCATGGAGGTGTGTTTTTATGGGATTGCGAACCAATACGGCGGTCTGGCTGCCGAACCAGCAGCGCTGGCAGATCAAGGTGCAGAAGGACGGCGTGCGCCGGACCTTTACCAGCGCAAAAGCCGGTCGGACCGGCCAGCGCGAAGCGAACCGCAAGGCCGACGCCTGGCTGGATGAGGGCATCAGCAGCACCACAAAGCGCTGCGCGGACGTGTGGGCCGAGTACATGATCTCAGTCAAAGCCACGGGCGGCACCAGCAACATTGAGCAGGTGGAGAAGTTTGGGCGCAACTACATTTTGCCGGTGATCGGACAGCGCCGGATCTGCGACCTGACCACCGGCATGCTGCAGGACGTACTGAACCGCTCCTATAAGGAGGGCTGTCTGAATCCGGACAGCAAACGCAAGAGCCGGGGCAATCTGTCCCGCAAAACGCTGCAGGGCATCCGGGGTGTGGAGGTGGCTTTTGTCAAGTGGGCACGCCAGCACAAGTACACAGCCCTGCGCCCGGAGGACGAGGACCTGACCGTGCCGAAGGGTGCCCGCCTGAAAGGCCGGAAGATCCTGCAACCGGACAGTCTGCGGGTGCTTTTATCCACAGACACCCGTGTGGTGCGTGGGAAAGTGGAGCAGGACGAGAACGTGCACGCCTACCGCATCGCGGTCATGACCGGCTTGCGCCCCGGGGCGCGGCTCGGGCTCCCCG